CTCCAAAATCTACAATTATACCTCCAAAATCTACAAATGTTAATATGACAGAATTATTAAAACAATGTTTAGATTCTGAATTATGCTTAGCATTTGGAATTCAAGCTACACAAATTAAACAATTATTTAATAATTTTAAAGATTTAAAATATATTGAACCTCCAATTCAAAGAATCGGAGAACCTTCTTCTAATGGATTTGTTAATAAAATGAAATTTTCTCGTGATAAATATGATGTTTATGTTATTTTAAAATCATCTGCTGCACAAAAAAGTGATAATTTGTATTATGAATATTTAATTGGATTAGAAATTAATAATTGGATACAAATATATCCAACATTTGTAGATACATATGGTATATATTTATATACATCTAATACAAATTGGAATTATGTTAAAAAAAATAAAATAATAAATAAAAATGTATTCTTAAATAGTTTAATAGAATTACCAAGTCCTACTTTTAAAAAATCTTGTTTAGATTCTAAATATCTAGCTATAATGATACAAAATTTGAGAAATTCTAATAGTATATCATCTTTACTGGAAAACAAAAATAATACAGAACTTATACAATTTATACAATTTAATTTACCATATATACTTTTTCAAATTTATTCTACTTTATCTTCAATGTCATTAAATTTTACTCATTATGATTTACATACAGGTAATGTTCTTCTTTATCAACCTTTAAAAGATTCATATATAACTTATCATTATCATTTAAAAGATAATAAAATAATAAAATTTAATAGTTATTATATGGCTAAAATTATAGATTATGGAAGATCATATTTTAAAGAAAAAACTGCTGAAATTTATAAAGAAATTTGTAAAGAATGTACAAAATGTGGAGAGAAATCTGGATATGGTTGGGTAAATAATGAGAAACCCTCTTCAAGTAATTCTTATCTTAATGCAAATTATAATAATATTAGTCACGATTTACGTTTATTAAATATGCTAAAAAGTTATGAATCTGTAAAAATAGTAAATCCTCAATTATACAAATTATTAGAGAAAGTAATTTATCTTGGTACATATGGTACAATGGAAATAAAATCATCCGGATTACCGAATAAGATTAGTAATGTGAATGATGCCTTTATAGAATTAACTGAATTTGTAGAAACACACTCAAATATGAATAATCCAATATTTAAACATAAACTAGGAGATTTACATATATATTTAAATTCTAAAACACCATTGAACTTTATAAAAAATATATAATTCTAATATAATCAAGTAAAATAATATTTATTTATATATTAATAAATAAATATATAATATATATAAATGGAATTAAGTAAAAATATAAAAAATACTATTAAAATTAATGATGTATTAATTTTAGTTGAACAAAAAATAATATTTTTTCAAGATGTGATTCAAAAAACGATTATACATGTTCAAAAAAATAGTTTTTTTGATATATTAAATATTAATGAAGTTACAACATGTATTGAAAAATTTGAAGAACTAAATATAAAAATAGAAGAAATAACAATTTTATTAAATAATACAAATAATGATATAAAAAATAATAATAATAAAAATAATAATACAAATAATAATAATTTAATAAATAATTTACAAATAATAAATAATGATTTATCGTGTTTATTAAAAATATATGGTACAAATAGTTTAGAAGATTTATTAATGATATGTTTTGGAAACAATAATAAATTTATAACAGAATTAGAATTAGATAAATTAGATCTTTTAAAAAAGTATTTTCATCCAATTAGTTATAAATTTATAAATAAAAAAGATAAAAATAATACTAATGAAATAAGTATAAATGCGTCATTAAATTTATATTGTTATGATGTAAGTTTAAATTATAAGCAATTTCATATGAAAGTATTTGGAATGAAATTATATATTTATAATATAGTTTTAAAAACGAGTTTAATAATTTATGGGATTGTTGATGACATATTTATTAATTTTGTAAATAACAACTATATTATAGATAAAAAAAAACAAATAAAAAATCAAATATTAAAAAAAGATTTATTAAATCAAGATTTTTTAGATAATTTTATATCATCTTTAAATTTAAAAGATTATTTAATATATGACAAGGAAAATGATATTTATAACAAATATTTAATTTATATAACTCAATATAATATTTTAAAACAAAAACTATTGCCAGATATAATAAAGGAATTTTGTGCATATGAAATGTTTAATAAAAGGAATATGTTAATAACTCTTTTAATTTGTTCTTCAAATTGTGAAAACCAATATTTAGCTTATTTATTATATGATCTTCTTTCAAATAGTTCTAATGAAATGATAGATACAAAAGAACAAATAATAATATTTGATAGTTTTCCATGGTCATTAAAACAATTTTTTAAACAAGCGATGAAAAAAACGATTTATTATACAAATAAATTAAACAATTATGATATAAATAAAATTCCAATTGAACAACAGATTTGTTTATTAAAAACGAGTGATTTAGTAAAAGAAAAAGCAATGATAAAATTAAAAGAAATCAAAACAAAAACAGATGATTCAAATATAAAAGCACGTCAATATTTAGATGGATTATTAAAAATACCTTTTAATATATATAAAAAAGAACCAATCTTAAATTTAATGGATGAAATTAAAAAACAATTTAAATATATATATATCGAAAACAATATAGAAAGCATTATTAATGAAATACCCAATAAAAATAAATATACTAATGTTGAAATATTACAATATATTAAAAAAATACAACAATATTTAAATACTAATAATAGTGAAAATATAGAAAATATCAAAAAATATTGTATGACATGTAATAAAGAAGAATTACAAAAAAATATTATAATAATTAATAATATTATTCAAAAATATAATATTAAAAAAGAATATATAAAATCAAACGCAAAAAATAAAAATCAAATGCAAAAAGAAATAATTGAATTTATAGAAACATATAAAATGAATTCAAATATTGAAATTATAAAAGATATAATAAACTCATTTGTAATTACACAAAATATAAATAGTAATAATATTACAAATAATATAGAATCTTTAAATATTAATATTAATAAATTATCCAATTATATGATAGATGTTAAATCTACATTAGATACTGCTGTATATGGTCACGATAAAGCAAAACAACATATAGAAAAAATAATAAGTCAATGGATTAATGGAGAACAAGATGGTTATTGTTTTGGTTTTGAAGGTCCTCCTGGGGTTGGAAAAACATCATTAGCTAAACGTGGATTATCTGAATTTTTAAAAGATGATAAAGGTGTTAATAGACCATTTTCTATGATACAAATGGGCGGTGAAAGTAATGGTAGTACTCTTCAAGGTCATAATTACACTTATGTAGGTTCTACTTGGGGAACAATTGTTCAAATATTAATTGATACTAAATGTATGAATCCTATTATATTTATTGATGAAGTCGATAAAATTAGTCAAACTGATCACGGTAAAGAAATTATTGGAATATTAACTCATTTATTAGATTCTACTCAAAATGATTGTTTTCAAGATAAGTATTTCACAGGAATTAATTTAGATTTATCTAAAGTTTTATTTATTTTATCATATAATAATCCAGATAATATAGATAAAATATTATTAGATCGTATTCATAGAATACAGTTTAAAAATTTAAATTTAGAAGATAAACTAATTATTAGTCATAAACATATTATTCCAGAAATATGTAAAAAAATGGGATTAGAAAATATGATTTTATTTAATGATACTGTTTTAACATTTATAATTGATGAATATACATTAGAACCCGGTGTAAGAAAATTAAAAGAATTATTATTTGAAATTATTGGAGATATTAATTTAGATATATTAAAAAATATTAATATTAATTATGAATTGCCTATTAAAATTACAATTGATAATATTAAAAATAAGTATTTAAAAGATAAAAAATATATTATTATTCAACCAATTATTAATATCAACACAATTGGACTTATTAATGGAATGTATGCTACATCATATGGAAATGGTGGAACTTTACCTATTCATGCAAAATTCTTTCCATCTAATATTTTTTTAGAATTAAAATTAACTGGATTACAACAAGAAGTTATGCGTGAAAGTATGCACGTATCATTAACTGTTGCTTGGAATTTAATTGATATAGATAAACAAAATATAATAAGAGAGAAATATGATTTAATAAATAATAAATGTGGAATTAATATTCATACTGGAGATGGAAGTGTTCAAAAAGATGGACCTAGTGGAGGATGTGCTATTACTTGTGTTATATATAGTTTATTAAATAATATTCCAATTAAAGCTGATTTTGCTATTACAGGAGAAATACAAATGTCTGGACAGGTAACTGCAATTGGAGGATTAACCCATAAAATAATCGGATCCATTAAAGCTGGAGTTAAATCATTCATTTTCCCAAAAGATAATCAAAAAGATTTTGATGAATTTTTGGAAAAATATCAAAACTCAAATATAATTAAAGGAATCTCATTTTATCCAATTAATCATGTTAATGAAGCTTTCAATTTAATATTAGATAAATAAATAATAATAATAATAATATATTATTATATGAGTTCAACTAGTCCAACTAATACTAATGCAAATATTACACCATTAAAAATTTATCAAATTTATGATATGTTAGCCTTTTTTAGTATTTATTCACCAATTATTCTTGTCGCTAGTATTACTAGTTTATCTTTTTTATTTCAAAATTTTAAAGGAATTATTTATTTAGGATTTATAATTAGTTGTTGTGTAACTCGTAATTATATTTATATGATGTCAGAAACTTCACCTCTTGTATATGATAATAGTATTTGCACAAGTGTTCAATATAGTAAATATGGTAATCCTACATTTAGTGCATTTGTATTTGCTTTTACTATTACATATTTATCTATACCTATGTTTACTAATGGAGATCCTAATTTTTGGTTATTCTTATTATTAATTACTTATTTCATATTTGACATATTTATTAAACAATATAAAAAATGCATTGCTAGTATTAGTGATTTATTTATAAATATATTACTTGGAGTATCTATTTCTTCTTTTATTATTACTTTAATGTATAGTAGTGGTAATGGTAAATATCTATTTTTTAATGAAATATCTAGTAATAAAGATGTTTGTTATCAACCTAAAAAACAAACTTTTAAATGCAGTTTATATAAAAATGGACAATTAATAAGTGG